CATGTACACCTTCTTTCCAGTTATTATGATATAAATTTGACCTTGTTATAGGTAAACTTCCAGGTTCTTCTGTAGACAAAACTATTGTTTTATTGTTTTTAGCATATCTAGCGGCCTCTAAAGGACTAGAGCCATCAAATATCTGAGTTAAATTATCAATATCCCCTGGATTACCAAATGTTCCATCTATAATATTAGAACCATGAAAATCAAGTTCTATAAATATGTGAGCGTTTCTATAATCTTTTCCAGTAGTAGCGTTATACAATAAACCTGAACTTACTTCTTCATCTACATCTATAACTTTACCAAATGTTATTTGAGATTCAAAAAAGTTACTTTCAACCTCTAAAGACTGTGGGGTATCAGGTATATTTTCGTATGTGTTAGAATTATAATCTGAATCAGACAAATAACTAAATGGCAAATATTTAGTTTTAAGTGGTACAGAAGGATTACATAAAAAATCCTGTCCTTGCCCAACATAATCTTCACCAGACCATAATTCTGAATTATGTTTTGAAAATCCAAATTGAGGATAGCAAGATATTCTTTTAGAATAATATTTTGTATAATAACCCAAGTGCATATCTTCATCAAAATCTGAACCGCTAGGCTCATCATTTGCAGTGTCATTAAGTAACTCTAAAGCGCCTCCATCATTAGTCCAGTAATCAAGTCCACTATTCGTGGGCCATTCATCATTTCCTGGCATATATCCGCTAAATCTATATTTAAATTGCCCAACTGTTTGAGGCTCGTCTTCCCATTCAACATAATAATCTCCCGTTCCCTCTAATATACTTGGTTTGATTATAGTGGCAAATTGATTTATACTAGTACGCTGTATAAGATAGCCATCATTTTCTTCATAGTCTTCATCTACGTAATTATATTTTCTGTCTGCTAAAGAGGTAGAAAGCCAATTGTTTCTAGTAAAACCATTACCATCTAAATCTAATCTTAAATTTTGTTTATGGCAATATCCTGATTCCACCAATTTAATTCTATCCCCACCTTGATGATTATATTGAAAATCCGAATCAAGACAAGCATCAGGAGAATCAAGAGTATAAACTTTAGACTCTTCAAATCTTTCTGTGTCTTGTCTTATTTGTGTCCATAAGGGAAACTGACTATTTCCAAGTTTTTTTCTTAACTGTTCATCTACCTCTTCATGTCCACTATACTTAATAGCTCTATTTAAAATACCTGATGTAATAATAGTTTTAGAACTTTCTGTTCTAGGAACCCTAACTATTAAATAACCACCCACCTGAGAAGATGTTTGAGAAGAAAGTTTTACCTCAAAATGAGGATATAAAATACAAGACTTAGTTTCTGAAGTATGATTATTATCTGTATATGCATCATGTCTTTCAAAACCAGAGTCTTTTGGATTTCTAATAGTTTGACAATAATAAGGCCATTTTTGAGTAAACCCTGATATATTACCATTATTATCGTAAGAAGGAAGAAGATACTCGCAACTATGCTCTGGCATTCTAATGTCTCCTATTGGTTTAACAAACATAGGACTTCCTTTTAAATCATAAAAAAGAATACCAAATCTATATATCTCTCCCCTTCTATATCCAACATAGTTAGAGTTATAAACAGGATTAGCGTATGTATTAGCATATCCACCTTCTCCTGAATTAGGAACTGTATAAAACGGAGGATAAGCCACTATATCTTGGTTTATTAACCAAGACCTATCATCTATACTTCCTGGAGGAGCAGGTCCTATAGTATTGCCATTATATATATCATCTAATATCCTAAATGTTACCCTTACACCCTCAAACTCTCCAGCCCCTACTTGCCCCTCTGGTATAGGGCTATTAAAATGCTTACTTTCAGCTCCCAAAATTCCTCTTTGACTGTCTCCTCCTACTCCATTATTTATAGTTTCGCCAGTATAAAGACCATTATTATCTCCTTCTTCATTAGAGGGCCCTTTTATATATCTATAAAATCCTGGCTTTGTAAATCTTCCTTCAGAAGCAGAAGTAGGTTCATTTAGTGTTCCGTTATTTTCAGTCCAATCTATACCCCCATAAGAGTACATTAAATCATGATGTAAATTAGGATTACCAGCTTCATAAGAATGATGTTCATTATCTTTATTATATGATGCTGCCATAAAATCTGTAATTATAGAAACAGAGGTATTACTTAAATTACCACAAAATAATCTATTATCTTTTGTTTCCATAGCTTTACAGCAATCCCAAGTTATTTGATTTTCATTTAAATCAGCTATTGAAATTTCATCTATTATAGTTTCATTTCCTGTGTGCACCCAAGTAACAACAGAGTTTTCCCCCTCTTGAGGTATAGGATATTCTCCAAAAATTACAGCTTGCCCAGGAACATTATCGGTATAAGGGATAGCCACCATTTGAACTTTTGTATATCTAGGGTCAAGATTTCTTATTTCTCCTTTAATTGATTTTCCTGTTATTTCTCCAATATCAGAACCACTTACATATTCACCAGTAACACTTGTGCTTGTTGATGGAACACTAGCTGGATTACTTAGTGGAGACAACTGACTTGTTCTACCATCTACAGTTTTATATTTATAACCATAAGAATACGACAAAGAATCTAAATTACCACCATCTATCATTCCAGTAACTACAACAGGAGAAAATATCGAAGGAGAAAACAAATTAAAATAAGCAGGTATTAACTGAAATGGAGAATAAATTGTAGGCTCTAAACCAACATTTATAGTTCTTAAAGGAAAATCACCATCTGTAAAATATAATCTTCTAGTTTTTTCATTTTCTTCAGAACCAGTTATTTTTATTTTTTTACCCAAAGAAAAACCCAAATCTCCAATAAAATAAACAGAATATAAATTACTAACACCTCCAACAATTGAGTCTAATCCTTGTGCGTTTAAAGTTCCATCAGGAGCTTGTTTTACTTTAATAATTACATCAGAAGCAAGCGGAAGTCCATAATATTGTTGTAACGCCTCTAATAAAGGCCATTTTGCAAAAATAACTAAATAATCAGAAAAGCCATATGTTCCCAAAACTTGCATTTGACTTGCATTTATATCAAAACCTAACTCTAAAGCTATTTCTTCTAAATCTGTTAAAGCAACCATTTCTGGTGATATTTCAAATATTAAATCTGGAGCATCTACATCAGCAATCAATTCTGTTTCTAAATTATCAAAATAAGGATTAATAACATTATTTAATGTATAATTAACCCATGAATCTAATAACCAACCAGCAAAAGATAACATTTCCTGACCCCAACCAAGAGTATCTACAAGGTTTTGATAAAGAGCGTCAGAAGTAGTGGTGGCATCAACTGATAAATTAACCGAACCACTAGCAGAAACAGAAAGATATGTTACTATATTTTCATCATCAGCAACATTCATAAAGTTCCATAAACAAGTGTCCTCTGAAGTTCCAACTTCTCCCGTATGAGTAACTGTTGCAGTTATTGGAATTGATTCATCTTGAGTTATAGCATTTGCTACTGCAGTATCTAAATCTACAGGAATGTTTAAAAACTGAGCTTCAGAAAAAACAGAAGATGCATCATAAGTTAATGTATACCAAACCCCATCACTTGTTCCAATATTTATAGTTAATAATAGTTGATTTTCATCAGAATTCCCTTCAGCGAAACTTGTAATTTCTGCATTAATCATAGTTCCTTCAAAAAATGGTGGAACTTGATTTGCACCACCTGCGCCATAACTCATACCCACCTCATTCATCATATCATCTAAATTAACAGATAACGCACTTACATCTCCAGTCAAAGATGACCATGATGATAAATTAGATATAGTATTACTTGACTCAGCAGTAGAAGATTCTACACTAAAATCTAAAGCTATTTTATCACTAGGAAATGGCTGAACCCCAACATTATCTCCATCATGACTAGTAACTCTAGCATTTTTAGCATATCTATAAGAATCTTTTGGCTGAAGAGCTTCGTCCATATCAGCCTGCATTCCTTTAAAAAACGTATTTGGTTTTCCTGCTTGAGCCATTATACATTAAGTAATCCGTTATTAGTTCTAATAGGAACTAGTGTGTTCCATATTTGCGCCGCTTTTTTCATTTCTATTGGAGTAGGCATATTATCATTACCTCTTGCTTGAGCACATAATTTAGACCAATTTCTTTCTAAATCTATATATATACCTCTTGTTAATTTACCATTCCAATAATCCCTTGCTTTATATTTGTACATTAAATAAGCTGAAACAGCATCTTCATGATTATCTGCTATAGTAGGAAATCCTTCATCATCTGTATCAATAGCATAATAAGCAATATCTATAGAGCCTATATCGTCTGTAGATATATTTATTGTATTTTCTGTAAAATAAAATGCGTTTTGTTTATCTATATTAGAAGGAAATGTTGCAGAGCTTTGAGTTAAATAATCATTATCTTCACTTCCTCCTCTTTTAGCATCTATTAAACTTAAAAAATCATCAGGCAATGTAGCTTGTTTATTTTCAATATCTAATGTTTCTGTTTTTTTAACAAATGTTTTATAGCTTCCAATTTTTCTTTCTGCTTCAAAAGCCCATTCTACAAAATTATGAAACATTCTTGCAGAATCAGAAACTTCCATATTTCTAATAACATTAGCTACAACCCTTTTTACACTAACACGTTTTCCAGCTTGTCCATTCATATTAATATTCTTTTACTTCTTTTATTACTTTTTTAAATCTAGATAAAGGAAGTACTTTACATTCTTTAAACCTAGATGGCCTTAACCATACAAGTTTATTGTAATAATCATTCAATATAGGGACTTTATATTTAACTAATTCGCCTGTTTTTTCACTTTGCACTATATCAAGTCTTATATGAAATGCTCTTTTATTTTTGCACTTCTTAACATAAACAGTTCCAAATTTATTAGGCAATCTAGCTTTATCCCTATTCCTAGCCACATCCTCTATCAAAACATCAAAGAACTTACCTACAATAGCCCTATATTCTGTGTAAGAAAGTTGTCTATCTTTTGTAGTTCCTTTTACTTTTATGTCCCTCCTTATGTTTTCAAATACATCTTTTAAAAAGACATACTTGTCCTTAAATTTTCTTATCTCCATATTACCTTGTTCTTGCTCTTCTCGACCTAGCATTAGCTGAAGGTTGAGCACTTTGCCCTAATTGTGATGCAGCAGCTCCTGGCATATTATCATCTACAGAGTTATTAGTAACATCTTTTCCTACAGCTAACATCATATTAAATTCTTTTGAAAGAACAGTTTCTGTTAATGTAGCTACTAACTCATCTGGGATAGGATAACCATTGACCCCATCTTCAGGTTTAGCTGCTATATATTTAATAGCAATAACAGCATTAGCGTCTTCATATTCAGTTATTCCCTCATTAAAGAAAAAGTTTATTCTACTCATATTACCATCTATAACTCCATATATTTGATTATTTACTGGAGAAAATCTAGATTGTAAATGAAACTGAGCATCTTCTTCTGTAAAAACAGGAACAATAGTAGCATCATGTAAATTAGCCCCACCTGATATCCCTTCTAACATTACACTTATTAAAGCTCTATTATTAGGAAAACCAACCATTTCAGGAAGGTCAATATAACCATCAGTTATTGCACTTCTTTTATATGAATATAATTTTTCTGATAAATACCTACCTGAATCAGTGTATTTTAATAATAATTGAGCTCTATGATAATGTATCATAGCTTTTATTTGGCGATTAGATATGTTAGAATCTTCACCTTGAAGGCCCCCTTCTAATATATTTTTAATATTATATGCTATTTCGTTTAATGTCATATCTTATATTTTATCTGCTATAGATAAGGGGCAGGGCGAACACTAACCCCTTATCACAAAGCAGGGAGCAAATTTATTTATTTAATTGCTGAGTCTCTATATCACCAATTTGATATCTTTCATCAGCAGTTGTTCCAAGTATTTTTCTAGCAGCAATAAGGCAGACCTCTTCTCTTGAATGCTGAGGCAATCTAGTTATATTAGTCTCCTCATCAGCATCATTATCAGCTACATAATCAAAATGAACACTATAATCCACTAGTATATTATCATCATCTATTACTTGCTCTAATCCTGGCATTATATAATATACATCACCCACTCTAACAGCCCTATAACTACCTTCTTCAGGTTTGTTAAAAGGGTCATCTAAAGTAGATTGAGCATCATCTAAACTAATAACTTTACATTCATAATAAGAAGATTCATATTCCAAGACAAATGTATCATCAGTTGTATCTTCAGTATCTGCACCTGCAGTTTGAGATTGTACTAATAAACCATCCGCATTATAAGTGGCACTTAATTTTTCAATTTT